CGATATTGCCGAGATGGAAAAATACTTGCAGGAATCCAGCCGCCGAAGATCGACACAGGCTAAGAACGACCTCCCCATCCAGCGGATCGTCAGCCGGGCAAAAGGCGAAGCCCTCATTTATGTCAAAGGCTATTTCAGGAGGATTCGTGTCAATCCCGCCCAAACAAAGCTATGAGGCGGTGGTAAGGTGCCAAATAGAATTATTAGCGAAAAGATTCGTACAAGCAAATCAATCAACGCGCTTTCAGATTTTCAATTTCGATTATGGACGTATCTACTGACTTATGTTGATGATTACGGAAGAGGCAGCGCGGATCCGGAATTGCTGAAAGGATTCGTATTTCCAAGAAGGAACGGAGTTCGGGAACAAGATATTCAAAAGGGCCTTGAAGCTTTGGAACGCAATGGTAGCATTCTTCTCTATGATGTTGCAGGAGAACCCTATTTTTGCCTTCCAAACTGGGGCAAGTATCAAAGAATACAAACCAAGAAGTCAAAGTTTCCTGAGCCAAGCGAAAATGATATTTCACGGTGGTCCACGGTGACTCACGGTGACTCACCGCTAGAATCCAATCCAGAATCCAATCCAAATCCGAATACGAATACGAAAGACGCGCCCGCGCGCGTACCACGCTTTCAAAAGCCCACCGTAGAGGAAGTTCGTTCATTCTGTAAGGAACAGGGCTATGCTTTGGACGCAGATTATTTCTGCAACTACTACGAGAGCAATGGCTGGAAAGTCGGAAAAAACAATATGAAGGACTGGAAAGCCACTGTTCGAAACTGGGTTAAGCGTGAAAGGGCTGAACAGAGCAAAACAGGAACAGGGGCCGAAACCACCTACAACATCGAGGCGTTCGAGCAATCGGGCGCGTTCGATGATTTGGACTGGAGGCCGTAACATGAAACTGCATGTTAAGCCGGCGAAGTATCACAACACGCCGGTTGAGGTTGACGGAATACGCTTTGACAGCAAGGCGGAGGCGGCGCGGTACGTACAGCTGAAGGCGCTGAGAGCATCGGGGCGGATTCTTTGGTTTACCCGGCAGCCGTCCTTCCTCTTGTTGGGAAACACCCGGTACAGGCCGGATTTCATGGTGTGCGATTCTTCCGGGCTAGTATGGGTAGAGGATGTCAAGGGCATAGAGACAAAGGAATTCAAGATCAAGAAAAAGGACTGGGAAGCGCTTTATCCAGGCTTTGAATTGAGGGTGGTTAAGTGATCGAAGAAAAAAGAGGCCGGCGCTGGAGTTCATCAAGGGGGAACACAACATGAAAGACAAACTCACCTGCTCAAAATGCAGAAAAAAGGACACATCCGAATGTCCAATGGCAAAGGCTGAAAGAACGGTCACGGGAGAGTTTTCAGGCTTTAAAACCGCATTCGAGAATTGGGAAGGGTGCAGCAGGGGCGAAGGCCGGCCGGCGAATGGCGCTGCAAGTAATTTTTCAGGGAAAGCGAGGCCATAGAAATTGAACAAGGCGCTTCTGTCGTCTAAAAATATGTGTTGGTGTACGCCGCAGGATTTTTTTGATAAGTTGAACCAAGAATTTCAATTTGTTCTGGACCCCGCGGCTACCGATAAGACAGCGAAATGCCCCTTATACTATACGCCGGAGACGGACGGGCTTTCACAAAGCTGGGACCGCGGCGGCGCGGTATTCTGCAATCCGCCTTATGGGCGCGAGATTGGGAAATGGGTGAAAAAGGCGTTCATAGAGGCCCGCGGGGGCTTTCCAATCGTGCTGCTCATTCCAGCGCGGACGGACACGAATTATTTTCACGATTACATTTATGGGAAGGCGGAAATCAGGTTTGTGCGAGGGCGTTTGCGTTTTACGGACGATGACGGCAACGCCGTAAACGCCGCCCCTTTTCCCTCGATGGTGGTTATCTACAACGGGGGCCGGGCAATCAATAAACAAGGCGAATCATGTTAAACAATTGGGAGGTATTTGAATGAATGCTGTATTTATTAGGCACTTCGACAATCGTCAATACTTGTTCGAGGTACCGGAGAATATAAAGCTCAAAGAGGGCGATAGGGTCATGGTTAGAAACAGGCGTGGAGAAGTAGATGGTATATGTACCTGTGACAGCTTTGAACTGGAGGGAAGCCCGTTGAAAGCCGTGGTGGCAGCGGTTGGGGCAACGCTTCCATTGAAGCCCGTAGTCGGTAGGGTATGCGTGAAGAAATTTGAGGGTATTGACGATGTTTGAGAAACCTCAAAAGAAAAGGCTTCCAATAGATAAGGAGTTTTTAAATATGGAGAGATATTTCAAAATTACAGAAATTCCAGAATCAGAATTTGTCAAGAAAACTGGTGAGCGTTGGATAGGTGTGCAGACCTATGGAGTATTAGATGATAGTATTTATATAGGTGTCGATTGCGACATGACAAGCAGAATGGTAGTGGAATTGGAGGATTTAGAATGAATTTAAGTGAAGCAATATTGCTATACCAACAAATGTGCGCAGAGTGCCGCGAAAAGAGAAGTAGGCTTCCGATATTAGGGGAGCCACCTTGTGAGAAATGCGCTGTATATGTAGCCATTAACGCTATGAAGAAGGAATTAAAACGAGAAATAGATTTTCATTATAATTTCAGCACAGTTCCAGACTCTTGTTGCCTATAAGGAGAATGAAGATGGCTGAATACATAGAACGTGAAAAGCTCTTGTCTCATTTGTTCAACAAGCAGAACAAGCCGCTGGATGTAATGAGAGAGATTACAGAGTTTCCCGCCGCTGATGTTGCCCCGGTGAAGCATGGGAAATGGGGAGCATATGAAGTCTTTCCACTAACAGCGAGTTTAAATGGACATCCATGCAGTGAATGTGGCATGCGCTTTTCGACATCACAAATCGTATTTATGAACTACTGCCCCAACTGCGGCGCTCGCATGGAGCAGGAGGAAGAAGCATGAACCCCGCGGCAAAATGGCTTTTTGACTTATATAAAGGCTCAGGCCTCACGAAACAGAAGTTTGCTGAAAGGTGCGGGATGTGCGCAATACAGATCAGCCGCTGGGAGCGCGGAGAACAAGACCCATACCCGGCCAGCATTAGAAAAGCTGGCGCCGCATTTGGCGTTGAACCCCCGGAGGAAATTATAGAGGCAGCGGAAGAAGCCGGCCAAAGCAGGCGCGTTAAAAAAGCGCCGCAAGTTCCAATCGCAGAACAGAAGAGAATAGACGTTCCCAATAAGGACAAAGAAAAGGCCTCCCGTTTTCAATACGACGGGAAGCCCCGGGAATTTTGCAAAAAGAACCGCTGTGAATGGATTGGCTCAGACGGGAAATGCCATCTTCCCTCTTGCCTGAATCTATAAATGCGGAATATCTCGGGGGCAAGACGAAAAGGAGGAGGGATTCGGTGACAAACAAAGAATTGTCCCAGCTGTACTATTTAAATAAGGAAATCAAACAACTTGAAAGCAATTTGATGGAGTTAGAAACGACAGCCTACAAGACGACCCCTAATCTTACCGGAATACCGGGCAGCGGAAAATGCAGCGATAAGGTAGGACGATACGCGGCAGAAATTGCCGATTTGAAGGCGTTAATTAACCTCAACATTAAGAAGTGCTGGCATGAAAAAAGACGTCTTGAAAGGTATATACAGAGTATTGATGACAGCCTTATAAGACAAATATTCTTTTTACGGTATATTGAATTAAAGAAATGGGAAGATGTTGCTGCTAGTTTAGGCGGAAACAATACTGAGAACAGTGTAAAGCAGATTCATAGCCGTTATTTACGGTCTCATTAAAAAGTTGTCACACTTGTCACACTCTTATATGATAGAATAATATTGTAGAAAAAAGCGGTTTAGAGGAGGCCTCTGTAATGATCCGATTTATATGCAATTATTTGCGAGGCTGCTGCTGCAAACATGATTTCGAACTTATTGCACATGTGAAAATAGCTGATTATTTTCGTGGAGAAAAGGTCATTTGTGGAGAGCGCAATACATACAGGTGCAAAAAGTGTGGGTTCGTCCAAAAGGTCAACTTATAACTTTTGCTCACCTATCCGAGTGTAGGATGAGTTGAGATTTCGTCCATCTTTTAGATGGGCGTTTTCATTTTAAAGATGTGTGGCTGAATCCGCACAAGTAAAAATAAAGCAGGGCTTCCACCCTGCTTTTCTTATGCTCATTTTGAGGTGGTAAGCATGGAAAAAGAAAAGCTTATAACTGAGTACCAGGCCGAGCTCAAAAAGGTAATGGACCGAATAGAGGAGACGCTGGCAAACAGAAAGGAATGCATGAGCACAGAAGGGGGCAAGCGTCTTGCTCTTCTGTATGGCATACGAAATAGCCTCTGTTTCTCCCTGAAGGAATTGACAAAGGATTGATATTTATTTTAAAGCGTGGTGGTGATGTGTGGCAAAAGGAAAATATGAATATTGGTTAACAAAGGAAGGCTTGATGTTGCTGGAGGGCTGGGCCCGGGATGGCCTGACCGATGAACAGATTGCGAACAATTGCGGGATCACAGCTTCAACGTTGTATGACTGGAAAAAGCGCTTTACTGAGATTTCGGACACCCTAAAAAGAGGCAAAGAGGTGGTCGATTATGAGGTTGAAAACGCGTTGCTGAATAAGGCGCTGAGTGGTGATACCACCGCTCAGATTTTTTGGCTTAAAAACCGCAGGCCAGCCAGATGGCGGGATAAACCTGTAGAACAAAACAGTGATGGAGGTGTCCAGATTATTGATGACGTGTAAAATGTCAGAGCTTCTTTCCCCCGCTTTCTATGAGATTCACCGAGCGATCAAGGCTGAAAAAATCAACGAGCTTGTTGCTAAGGGGGGCCGCGGTTCCACCAAGTCAAGTGCAATCGGTGGGATAGAGCTGCCGTTGATGTTACTGAAACACTCGGACTGCCATGCTGTTGTATTGAGAAAGTACGGAAATACCCTGCGATCCAGTGTTTACGCCCAAGTATGCTGGGGTATTTCCGCGCTTGGCTTGACCAATAAATTTAAGTGCACTGTCAGCCCTATGGAAATCACCTATTTACTCACGGGTCAAAAAATTTATTTTTTCGGCCTGGACGATCCGGGAAAGCTGAAATCTATCAAAGTGCCCTTTGGATATATCGGCATTGTATGGTTTGAGGAGCTGGATCAATTTGACAGTCCGGAACAAGTGCGGAATGTTGAACAAAGTTGTTTGCGTGGAGGCCCCTTCTCCTTCACCTTCAAGAGCTTCAACCCCCCTGCAATGGCACGAAATTGGGCAAATCGGTATGTGTTGGAGGAGAAGCCCGGAAAGCTTGTCCACCATTCCACCTATCTGACAACACCCCGGGAGTGGCTTGGCCCGCGGTTTTTAGCCGACGCTGAGCACCTGAAGGAAAAGAACGAAACAGCGTACCGCCATGAATATTTAGGTGAAGTGGTAGGCAGCGGCTCTGCGGTTTTTGAGAATTTAAAGCTTGAACCGATCCCGGATGAGATGGTCCGGTCCTTTGACCGGCGCCTATACGGTGTTGATTGGGGGTATTACCCGGACCCTTGGGCCTTTAACGGTATGCAATACGACCATGCACGCCGAACCCTTTACATATTCGATGAAGCAACAGCCAAAAGAAAAAGCAACCTGGACACAGCGCAGATCATCAAGGAGCATGGAATAACTGGTGCGGACCGTATTGCCGCAGATTCAGCCGAGCCTAAGAGCGTTGCGGATTACAATGCTTATGGATTGCTTTGCAGAAGTGCTGCAAAAGGGCCCGGCAGTTTGGAATATTCGCACAAATGGCTGCAAGGACTTGATTGTATCTGGATTGATCCGGCACGCTGCCCTGATACCGCGAAGGAGTTCAGCGAATATGAGTATGAGCGCGATAAGGATGGCGAAGTGATCTCCGGTTATCCCGATTTAGACAACCATCATATTGACGCGGTGCGCTACGGGACAGAAGATATATGGAAACGGCGAGGTTATTAAAATGGGAATCTTTGAAACGATACGAGGGGCGGTGATGAAACTGCTGAACATAAAGGACGCAAAAGCGTTGGGCTGCGATATGTCTCCGTATATGGATGAGGCAATCCGGATCTGGGAGAGCCTGTTTTACTTAACTGACCAGCCGCCCCACAGTCTAAAGACCGCACAGACGCTGACAAGTTATGTTGCCACTCTAGCTACATCGGAGCTAACGCTGGATGCCGGAGTAGGAGCACGGGGTGAATTTATCAAGGAACAGACGGAGAGGAACCTGGTTCCGAACCTGGTGGACGCTGTACAGCTTGCCGGAGCTGGCGGTATGGCTGCCATAAAGCCCTATGTGCGAGGCGAGAATATCTATATTGAAATTATTCCAAGAAATCGGATTTTCCCGCGCGTGTGGGGGCCCAACCACCGTATTGAGGCCGGGTATTTAACGGATTACGACAAAGATAAGGAAAAGCGGCCTGTCGTGCGTGTGGAAAATTTTGAGGTTCTGCCGGAGGGCTTGCATATTACCAACAAGGCCTACCGTTTGAAGGAAGGCAATTTGATGGGCGGCGAGGCTGCGCTTAACTCTGTGGAGCGATGGGCCGGCTTGCAGCCCGATTTTATCATTCAGGGTGTTGACCGGCCCCATATTGGGATTATCCGTATGCCGTTTGCCAACACAGTGGATGGAAGTGCCTACCCGGTAAGCCTGTACGCAAATGCGATTGATTCCATTGTCCAGCTCGACAAAACCTATTACGATTTTTTCTGGGAAAGGGACACGGGAAAGCGCCGGATGATCCTAGACCGCAGCGTGGCGATGAAAGACCCGGTAAACGGGAAACCTGCAATTCCATTCCGCGAGCTCTCCAGTGATTATTATATGACGCTGGATATGCCTGAGGACAAAGATCCCTGGAGCGATTACACACCGCAAATGCGTTTTGAGGACTACAAACTGGCAATGGAAACACAGTTTCGGTTACTGGAGCTACAGGTGGGGCTTTCCCAGGGCACCTTTGCAATTGACCCAAAGACCGGGCGGGTTACGGCAACACAGGTTATCAGCGAGGACCGGATAACCTACAACACAATTAAGGCCATTCAGGACAGAGGCATGACTGCCGGGTTGCTGGACGTGCTCTATTGGTTTGACGCTTACGCCTCTATTTATGGGCTTTCCCCCGCCGGGGCTTTTAAGCCTTCCGTTACCTTTGGGGATTCGATCTTTGAGGATACCGGCGTAGAATTCCAACGCAGGAAGGCGCTGGCAGATGGGAAATACATTCGTCCCGAGCTCCTGACAAGCTGGTATTTCGGTGTGTCAGAGGAAAAAGCCAGGGAAATGCTGCCCTGTGAGCCGTCGCCGGATTCCATTTTATTCGGTAAATCCCATGCTGGCGCCTGAATTTATCGAGCATTTGCCCGATAACATCGTCAAGCTATATGCGGACCTTGAAATCCGAATTCTGGAAGACATGGCGCGGCGCATATCCAAGGCAGGAAAACTGACTGAAACGGCGCAATGGCAAATGTGGAGGCTGGAACAAATTGTTAAGGAACGGGAGTTTATTCTCTATCATCTACAGCGCTTGACCGGAAAGACGCAAGGAGAGGTCAATGCGCTTTTACAAGAGGCCGGAGAAGAAGCCCTTTATTATGACGATCAGATATACAGAGCCGCCGGGCTAAGCCCTGCAGAGATTCAGGGCAGTCTAAAGCTCCAGCAGGAAATACGGGCGGGCATGGAAAAGACCATGCAGCTGTTTCAAAACTTAACCAGTACCACGGCAAACACGGCAACCCTGCAGTTTGAAAACGCCCTGGACGCGGCCTATATGGACATCGTTTCCGGCGCATTCTCTTATCAGGACGCAATCAAAAACGCTGTAAAAGGCCTTGCCAAGGATGGTATAGACGCGATAATATATCCCACCGGACATAAGGATAAAATGGATGTAGCTGTCCGTCGCGCTGTTCTAACCGGCGTCAACCAGACCGCAGCCAAACTAAGCTTGGCACGCATGGAGGAAATGGATTGCGACCTTCTGGAAACCACGGCCCACCTGGGCGCAAGGCCAAGCCATGTGGAGTGGCAGGGAAAAATTTTCAGCCGTTCCGGACAAAGCGGGAGGTATCCTGATTTCGTCCGGTCAACAGGCTATGGCACCGGAGCAGGCCTCTGCGGGTGGAATTGCCGCCATTCCTTTTTCCCTTATTTTGAAGGGCTTTCTGAGCGGGCATATTCGCGGGAAAAGCTGAAGGAGTATGAAACGGTTAAAGTAACCTATAACGGCCAAGAATTGAGCGTTTATGAAGCCAGCCAGCAGCAACGTTATATTGAACGCCAGATCCGTCGGTGGAAACGTGAATATATGGCAATGGACGCAGCAGGAGCCGACACCACCGAGGCAAGCGTCAAGCTGGCGCAATGGAGGGCAAAGCAGAAGGATTTTATAAATCAAACCGGACTTGACGAGGACAACTTCCGCAGCCAGGTATATGGGTTCGGCAGGAATCAGGCCAGTAAAGCTTATTGGAAAAACCGAAACGAGATTGAGAAATACAAAAAAATCCGATATAATAAAGATGATACAATCGTTGTGACGGATGATTGGACAAGCAAAGAACACCCCCACCTTGACCGGACATATAAGCCGAACGCAGTAGTAGATTCGATTTCCAGACATGGAGAACAGCGAGACCGTACCATTTACGATGAAAACGGGCTTATGCTGATACAAGTTCACGGAGGGAATCACGGTCAACCCAAAAATCATCCTTATGGAACTCACGGAGAACACATCCATGAGTTTTTATGGGATACTAAAGGAAATCTTGTGAATAAGACGACAAGAAACATGACAGACGAAGAACGTAAGCGACACCGCAATATTTTAGGGGGTGAATCTTAATGACAGTTGAAGCATTTAAAGAAATGATGCTTTGTAATGAGCCAATGTTTGAATATAACGGTGAGGAATATTCGATTTGCTGGCCTGGTAAAAAGTATTATGTTACAGCTTCCGACAGTCCTGACGATTTAAATTTAGAATTCAAATCAATCGATGACCTTCTGGATAACTGGATAATCCAGGGGAAAAGGCTTCGAGATATTTTACCTGAAATTCATTTTGATTAACCGCTCTGGAAACGGGGCGCTTTTTCTTGCAATTTTCTCAATATTCTCAATGATTTGAGCAGCCATAGCAGGCTGCTTTTTTCATACTAAAATGCCCCGGGCACGGCGTAAAACTGCGGCTATCCTGTGAGAAGCGACCTCGTAAAAAAGCGTATGGAAGGAAAGGAAAAAGATGAAAAGAGAAGACCTGAAAGCAATGGGACTGCCCGACGAACAGATCAACACCATCATGGATTTGCACGGAGCAGACATTGAAAGGCAAAAAACTACTGTTTCAACATTGACGGCTGAACGGGACGGGCTTAAGGAACGGCTCGAGGAGGCCAACGGTAAGCTGGAGGGCTATGACCCGGAGTGGAAAACGAAGGCCGGCCAAGCCCAATCGGAAGCCGACCGGAAAATTGCCGACATTCAGCGAGGGTATGTGCTAAAAGAGCATAGCGCCGGGTTAAAGTTCACCAGTGAAAGCGCAAGGAGAGCTTTTTTGAGCGACCTTGATGCGGCAAAGCTGCCCTTGCAGGATGAAAAGCTGCTAGGGTTTGAGGACTTTGTCAAGCAGTACCGCGAAGCCGACCCCGGCGCCGCGCCGCGCCGGCGGGGGGCCCCACGGGGCCGGTTGGGAAACGCGCCGCCCGCACCGCCGCCACGAGACCGATGAAGGTGGCCGGGAACGCCATCAGGAACCCC